TACTGTGGTACTACCAAGGTCTAGTGCATTAAGTTCTCCTACAACTGCTGTAATGCCATCTAAAGCGTTTAACTCAGCAGCCGTGCTGGTTACACCGTCTAAAATGTTAAGCTCTGCTGCGGTGCTTGTAACACCATCTAAAATATTTAGTTCTGCTGCTGTAGAAGTAACCGTTGTGCCGTTAATAGATAGTGCATCAGTTTCCAACGTACCGTCAATGTCGGCATTGCCTGATATGTCCAATGAACCTGCATCTAACTCTCCAGTAAGTGTAATGTTTCTAAAGCTTGCTACGTCTTTGTTAGAGTCTACTGTTACAACTTTATCAGCTACTACAGTTCCTGTGGCCTGTCCAGTATCACTGTAATTAAGTTCTGTTGCTGTTGCTGTGACACCATCTAAGATGTTAAGCTCTGCTGCTGTACTAGTTACGGCTGTGCCATTGATAGATAAAGCATCTGTCTCTAACGTACCATCAATATCAGCATCTCCAGAAATGTCAAGAGATCCTGCATCTAGTTCCCCGGTTAGGGTAATGTTACGGAAGCTGGCTACATCTTTATTAGCATCTGCTGTAACTACTTTACTAGCTACTACCACACCTACAGCAGCACCAGTGTCGGTGTAATTAAGTTCTGTTGTAGTGGCTGTAACGCCATCAAGAAGATTAATTTCTGCTGCGGTAGACGTTACACCGTCCATAATATTTAGTTCAGCAGCCGTAGCTGTGATAGCAGTGCCGTTAAAGTTTATGGCATCTGCGTGAACTGTTCCATCAAAGTAACCGTCTTTAAATTCTAGTGAAGACGTACCTAAGTCTATGTCATTATCTGTGACAGGTACGATAGCACCGTCCTGTACACGTACTTGCTCAACCGCACTACTAGATACTTCTACAAAGAAACCTACTCTATTGTTTGTGCCATCTACTACAACCTTGTTAAGAAAGTCTAAGTCACCAATCTGAGGCACGTTACCGCCTTGTCCAGCAGTTCCATCATGCCTGTGACCTGTGCTAGAAGCACTAGATGAAGAGTATGCAAAAGCATTTACTAGTTGGTTATATTCGTTATTAAATAAAGCTGCTGTAACAGTATCACCATCTGCAAAAGAACTTTGTCTTGTATAATTCTGAGCCATTTACTATCTCCTACCTGATGGCATGTAATCTATATAAATACCGTTAACAGCGTATGCTGCTTTCTGATCGTCGCTAGACACCCTAAAGCTACAAGTATTTCCAGAGCCTTCTAAAGTTATCCTTTCCATTGGATCAGATGTTGCACCAAATGTCATTGTGCCAAATACGCCTGAGTTAAATATTGCTGGTAACTGAATCGTAGTAATAGCAAAAGGTTCTGGTTGAGGTATTAAATTATCTTCATAGTCAAACCTAACCCTAAAGCTTGGCTCAACTGCACCTTCTGGACTAAAAGAAACTCTTGCATATTTAAGAGTTTTACGTGTACCTACATCACCAAAGTCAAAGTCAGGTGTTTGGTATATAGCATCTATGTTCGTTGCTGAACTTGCTTCAATAAATGAAGTACCAGTGTCATGGTTATAAATAAAACCATCTTTATCACCGTGAAATATTTTTTCTATACCATCTTTGTTTACATCAGAGACAAAGCCTAGTGCTTGAATGCCTAGTGTTTCTGACCACGCAAAACCTTGAGAAGTAAAAGTACCTATAATACCTTTAGCAGTAGAAGGGCTTTCCCCTACTTTACTGTAAAATAATCTGTACTGTGACTTACTACGAAGAACACCACTTGTAATTATAAAAGCTGAATCAGCAGCTATGTCAGAAATAATCTTTTGAATCTGTCTACTAACTGAACTTAACTCTACGTCACCAATACGTGCTGTACCTGCAATAGTACGAACACCGTCAGGTGCAAGAAATAAAATATCACCACCAACTTCTTGTATGCTGCCACCATTAACACAGCCTACGTTAGTTGTTATAGGAACAACAGCTACAGTAGAAGAGTTATTAATATTTACAAGTTTATGTATGCTGTTCTTACAAAATATAATAAGGTCACTACGGAAACTAGCAAGACCTACAACAGCATCTTGAATTACTACACTGCCTGATCCAGTGCTACTAAAACTGTCAATGTCGTTAGTTCCACTATAAAAGATAGTATTCTTTGCTGTAGAGGCTCCTGCTACTACTAAGTGCTTATCGTGTATTACACCAAAAGCTGGGCCTGTAGTACCACTAACTGTAATTTCTTTTGCAAAAAATGTACGAGAAGTTAAGCCTCCTGTTCCTGTCATTTGAAATAGGAAGGGTTCATTTACTCCGTCACATATTACAAGCTCACCGTAATCAGAAGTACCTTCATACAAAGCAAAAGTACATCGTCCTTGAGAAGTTCTTGCAGCTACTGAACGGCCTGTAAAGGTTGAGTAGTTATCTCCAGACGCATCTACACTAGCTCTATTAACTTGAAGCCAAGTTTCTTCACCATCGACACTAAAAAATATACCTGTACCTGAACAAACAATAATACCATCTGCGTATACTGCCATGCCCAACACAGCTTCGCTAGAGTTAGGTTGAGTATCACCAAAGGCTGTAAAGCCGTTTATACGCCTGTAACCACCATCAGGGTCTACTTCAAAGTTTCTTAGGCGTGTAGCAAACCCCGGCTGAGAAAGCATTTCTAGCTGGTTCAGGTTGACGTTTAAGCCGCCTTTGCATGAGTAGCCCCAAGGTTGAGACACTAGACATACCTCACACGATCATCTTTTACATAACCGGGATCAGGAGCCATAAGACGCAACTTCATAAGTTTTAAACCACGCTTGTAGTCTTCAAGAGCAAATGCAGCAGCCTGAGAGTTTTCTTTAAACTGATGCATAAAGTATCTAGCTCTTGCAATAAGAACAGTTCTGTACACATCAGGGAATACTATTTCATCACCGTGTAAAGATAGTTCTGTTGGAAGATCGTAAGCAAAGTAAATTACTTTGTATACTTTATCAGGTATAGGACTCAAGCCAAATGTTCTACCATCTGAGCTTCTAATAATCCGACTAGGCACTCCAAACTTTTGAGTATCTGCATCGTCAAGATTTTCACTAATGCGGTAAAAGTCTTTCCACTCTTCTATTGTAGTGTACCTAAGATTACGCGCTACAAAAGGAGCAGACTCTCCACTAACACCTACGGTAGTTAAGTAAAAGTTTTCAAACTCTACTGCGCCATAGTCTGTAGTCAAAGAAGAACTAGCTGGTTTTAATTCATACCAACGTGTACCTGCTACAGTTTCTAGAGACACGTTACCAAACGTAGGATCACTTGCTCCGCTTTCAGCAGTTGCTAAAAAAGGCCACTTAGCCTCTTCTGTTACAATATCTAAATAAGCTCTATTAATAAGATCCTTAGCGTGTTGCTGGACACCAATAGCATTAGCGAAGGTTGAAGAAGTTAAAGCAACCTCATTTAACTCTCGCAATAGCTCATTAGTTAACTGTAAGAAAGTAGTAGCCATTATTTACTGCCTTGCTTTTTCTTTTGCTTTTTTAGATAAATCTTTCATATGAAATAACTTAACACTTGTTTTGGTGTGTGTTTTTCCTGTATGCAAAGAACCATCAGGCATCTTATGAGTGTTACCTTTAAATTCAGTACCATCTTTTTTGTAATGTTTAACGCCTTTCATTAGTAACGCATACTGGCATTTTTACCAGTTTTCATTGAGCAAGCCTTCTCCATTGCATAAATATCAGAAGATGCTTTACCACCACGATTGTTAGGCATCCTACCTCCGTAAGACATGCCGTACATCTTACCACCACCCATCATCTGTTTACGCATACTACCCATCATGTCTTCATCCATCTTAGACATACCCATAGCAGCTTTTTTACGTTCCATTCCACCATATGTCATTTTACTTCTCCCTGTGTATTCATTAGGCACATAACCTTGTTTGCTAGAAACTTTATTTAAGCCACCAGAATTGTATTGAATTCTTTCATCATACCCAGCTGGAGCTATAGGAAGTTGTTGAACACCACCATAATTTTGCTGCGCTGCCATTTTAGCTTCAAGTTTTTTTAATAGTTTTCCTAGAAAAGCTTTTTGTCTCATCAGTCTTGCTCCATAGAAAAAGTTTTACTTTTATCTCTAGCTGCCTCAAACTCTGTAGCATACTGTGATGTATCTACATCTTTTCTAAAGATTCGTTCATAGTTATCTTTGTACTGCGAAAGATTCATTCCTTTGCGGAATCTACTATCTTTACTTACGATAGCTTTACGGAACATCATAGGATTTTGATTAGAACCAACTTGAGGCATAGTTAAATCT